CTTTGCCGTGATCCTTTTTTATAAAAACCACACCGCTCTTGGGAGACTCCCATTTCCACGTTCCATTCTTTTCGTAATCAATCTTCAGCCACATGCTAGTAAACCACAAACCGCACTCCCCGTTAAGCTGATGGGTCTGGACAATACGGAGATCGACCTCAGACTCACAGACCTCTTCCGGTTCGTCCTCTTTGTTCTTCCACCAGCTATACGCCTTGACTATGTATTCCTGCCCATCTTCAGAACCAAGCCACTTCACGCAATCCTGTAATGCCTCAAGCGTGAGGTCTTCAGGGAAGTCAGACTTATACATTCCCAAATTGACCATTGTCTGAAAATCTTTCGGGTCGAACTTATCGAATTTCATGGCAACGGTATACTGAGTTGTGGTGAAATATCAGGAGTATTGGTCTGGTCTTTGTCAGACTCAACAATAGCATCCACGAGGATTTCAAAGTAAATGATCGGTCCACCAGAGAACTGCTTGGTGTTGTCCGGGGTAACTACTGCCGCAGGGATCGTATCCCCGCATTTGATTTCAGGACGTAGAGTGATATGCGTGTCCTGTGAACTACAACTACAAAGAATCCCTAGAGCTATTAAAGCTGTGATCCATTTCATGTTGTCTCCTTATGGCTCAACTAATTCTGTTTCAACAACCTGCTCGTCCTCGTCTGGATAGTTAACCGTCACAGTAAACTCAATCACCTCTAGCGGATTTGCTTCTGGAATTACAACCGGTGGACTTGGCCTTGGTATTGTTCCCATTGCTAGCATATCACCATATGTGTAGCTGCCATCAGCCAGTGTTGCCCTGAAGCTAAACTCATGCTCACCGGGTGAGATATCCCCCTCTGGTATGCAGTTAGTTGAGAAGCTATCTCCCGGCCGATAGCCCTCGGTATCAAATACACAGCTTGGTTGACCATCGAGCAGCACCTCTAGCTGCACCATTGCTAACTCCGGTACGCTCTGGTCATCATAGTTAAAGGTCAAATCGCCTCGCATGTCAGCACGAGCTGTTGTGGTGAAGATCAGTATTGATAGTACAAAAAGTAGTTTTTTCATTTTAGTTACTCCAACTAAAATTGCCAGATGCATGGGACGCTGGAATGGCATAAAGTGTGGCACTACATGAATCGTCACTCCCGCCATCTGTACCATCACATGTCCATGTCCAGGGACCAGTTCCAGAGAAGCTACTTACATCACCGATTGAGCAGTTATCAGCATCACCGGAGGTAAGCGAATCAAGTGTGTCTCCATCGTTGCTTCCGCACACCCCGTTTACCGGATCCGGTTCTTCACCGGCACCTGTCCCAATAGTCTCGCTACCGGTAACATATGCCCCTCTGTGTACTGAATCTGTGGTTGACAAGTCACCGTCTAAGTCTAAAATGTCAACCCCACCATCACGCGCATTTGCGCCCCCTGTCAGGGTGTAGTCGTCGGCACCAGCATTAGTAAACCCTGGATTCGACTCTTCACCGGCTCTACCATTGCCCGTTACGGTGTCTTGACCTACCGTGGATTTCCATGTCGATAGGCTGTAAGTTCCAGAGGATGTCTGTGCATGAGTTGAATTGTTGTAATAATGGTTATGCTCAAAATCAACAGCAGCGCTTAGAGTAGCGTTTGAAGATGTTGCGGCATGGATCGCAATACCGCTTGTTGATGAGAAAATGTTATTATAAAATCGTATGTTTTCTGAATATTGTACAGAAGATACGTGATACCCCCTAGATGAAGAACCGTAGAATACGTTGTTGGCTACATCTAGGTCATCCGGCCCATAGGCAGAAGCATAACTCTGTATCTTGATTGAGTTTGTTCCACCTGTCACAATGTTTTGGTATACCTCTCCGGAAGTTAGCTGCTGAATTAAAATACCGTGAATGTCAGCATAAATGCGGTTTTTATAGATGTAATATGGCCCTTCGTTCCCCTGCTTTATGTACATACCTGATCCACAATCGGTTATGGTATTGTTGTATATGCTCACCCTATCTGTGTTATACGTGGCAATTCCGGCAGTATTTTGAGACCCCTCATTCCCTGGATATAGGCGAAAATCTGAGATATTGTTATTATAGATGGTTATATCAAACGAGTTTTCAAGACGGATACCATCATGGTTGTCGTCCCAGAGTTCTTCCTCTCCTATGATTGTCAGGTTTTTGAAAGTGACAAAACTGCTACCCCAAGCTCCCACTGGCCCAGTGTCCCTGCCGGTGTTCAGATCATGCTCGTCAATATAGAACCCGTCCCAGACAACATAATCCCGGTTCTGCGTGCCGATGATTGGTTGCCCAGTTGTTACGACATTAGGTGTTGAGGTATCCTGCAAGATAACCGTACCTACTGCCTCAAAAGTAATATAGTTCCCGGCAGACCCCTCGTTTACTGGGTTGTAGACAGGGTTGCCGTTGTAATCAACCGATGTTCCTGTTCTAACATATGTGCCAGCGTTTACATATACCGTATCCCCCGCTTGTGCTGCGTTTGTCGTGGAGTTGATAGAGGGGTAACTAGCTGGTGCAAGGTAAGCTGTTTGCCCCCAGGCGGCCTTGCCAAGCGTACACCACGGATTGTTCGCGTCATTCTCGGCCCTTGTATAAGAATCGGAACAAGACCCATCATTCATATCCACATACAGGTCTTTCGCTTCAGCCTGTACAGCTACAGCCAAAAAGAAGAATAATAGCAGTTTACTGCCATGTCGTATAAACGTGTACATTGTCTACATTCCCTCTAAATGAATTGGTGCCGGGGTGCGCCCCGACATAGAGCGTATCCCCCGCAGTACCAAATGACGTAATTGCCGTTGTTCCCGATACGGCTGTCCCGCCACAATCTATATAGGTGTATGGTGAGCCGCTTTGTCGCCACTTGACCGTCACAGAATACCAGTTGCCAGTAGTCATATTACAGTCCGTTGTTGTCGCATCGTCTGTTGTTGAGTCATTGCCGCGATGTCTAAATCGCAACTCATCGGCTGTCCCGGTCATTTCCACCTTGATCCAATTGCTTCCATCGTAATACAGCGGTACAATGACATTTTCTCCGTTTGTTGGTGAGTCGATGTGCATATCAAACGTAATTGTCCCTTCCTCGTCAAAGCCCGTATCTGTTACGTCATAAACCCACTCATCACCAGGGTCATCAAGTAAAACCGAATATGTTCCAGAAGACGGCGCAGGAGATGTTGTCTCGTATGATACTGATGTTGCTGCTGCCGTAGTATCCCATCCACCAGCAGCACAACCAGCGGGAGTACCATCGGTAATCGTTGTACTGTTTTCGAACTCAATGTACATTACCTCATCGCCCGTACAACCCCCGCCACCCGGTTCTTCAGTACCAGCATTTTTAGATGCAATCACCCCCAGCAGTTGCCGTGTTACGCCCGCCCCATGAGCGGAGCAGGCGAGCAGCAAGAGAAGGGCTATTGTGTATAGTTTAGTCTTCATCAGTCCACCCGTTTGAAGTTGCCAACCAACCGGTTGCGTCATAATACTGGAAAACTATAATATCTCCTGCTGTCGTGGTGTTAGTCGCACTATCAGCATCATCGAGTGCGACACCATCAAGTATCATTAAATCAGAAGCGTTTGGTTCTACGACTACCGCAATAGCACCAAGGGTAATAATCGTGAAGTTCATTCCACCTGTGCCGACCGCTGGAAGTTGAATTGTTCCAGCAACATTACAAACAAACGTTCCGCCATAAAGGTTCGCGCCCGTAAAGTTTGCTGCAAAATCAGCAGCGGCATCTAGCACCGGAGTGAGCGACTTCATGCTCCCTGTTGCTTCTTCATAGGTGACAGCATCGTTGGCAAGGTGTTCATTGTCAATGCTTGCTGCCACATAGTGCTCTGAATCTATTTGGTCATCAGCTATCTTGGTTCCCTCAACCGCGTCTGCTGCAATCTCCTCAGTATCGACTGCGCTATCTGCGAGATGCTCATTGTCGATACTCGCTGCGACATAATGTTCAGAGTCTACTTGGTCATCAGCTATCTTGGTTCCCTCAACTGCATCCGCTGCTATCTCTGCTGTATCAACTGTATTATCTTCTAAATGCTCGTTTCCTATCGCATTATCAGCAACTTTAGTCCCGTCTATGATGTCAGCTTCAAGCTCAGCAGTTAGTATGTCGCCTGCCTGGAAGGTGGTATCAATTTGAAATTCTACTTGATTATCTGACCCGTCAATGATAAATGCGGCTGTTTTGGTTCCTGCGTCCATGTAGTACATGGTGACATCAGAAACCTCGGCATCTTCTGTCGTTGTAGTCAAGTTTCCTAAGAAACCGGCGGCATATTCGTCGGCTTCATCGGCCCCTGCTGCGTCAGAGTCCCTTACATATACCTCTGGATTAGCACTGGAGGTCGATATGCCACCCTCCGGATACAGTACCCCTTTTACCCTCATATTCATATTACCAGCACCGTTATTCTCGAAAGAAACCTCGGTGTCAGCCGCAACATTGCTGCTAAACTCAAGTCTATCGTCCACCTCGTCGTACTTTACCCCAATGTCATTATCGCTTCCCCAGTAAAAAAGCACGTTATCGGCAACATTGTTGGTTCCCGAGAACGACCAGTCTTCGCCGTCGAGAGCCGCCGCAAGCGTTGTAAGGGTATAGGTTGTCCCCCAAGATGCGCCACCGCTTATGACCGGGATTCCAGACCCTGTTGGCAGCGTCCCGCTGGCCCAGTTAGCATCCCCGTAAGTTATAATAGCAGCACCATCTGGCAAGTTACTCCCGTTTGTCAACGAGTCTTCGGCGTCCCTTATGTGAGCAGTACCTGCTACTGATTCGAGAACGTAGTTTGTGTGCGTGTCCGCATCGTTTACGTGGTCATACGCCCAGTTTGACGTTACTCCTTCATCCAGTTCGGCATTCACTGGTGTATCATCTAATAATGAGGATAGCTGTGTACTGTTGGATAAAGACGTAGCTGACTCGTCATCAACGGTTATATAAGAAACGTCTGTCGGAGCACCGGAAGTGCTTGGGAACCAACCCTCATCGGTAAAATCACCGTCATCATCCGCATCGAACAAGTGCAAATAATCGTATACGTCGTCTTTCTCGGGACTCCCTGTATCCGCGTTCCAGCCGGGGCCGTAGTTTTCGTTCACGCCAAGGTCATCATCTGTCACCTTTGCGGTGTTCAACGTGGTAGTCGCCCCTATCTCCTGCAAGGCTGTTTCAGTCTCGGTGCCAGTGAAATACCCACCAGCATCTGTTATATTGACCTCAGAAGCTACCTGGTCATCAGTTCCGATACCACCGCCCACGCCATCAGTTATCGCCTGATCGAGGTCATTCAAAACATCCTGCGTTGTCGTTGAGTCAGAGTTAGCGAACTCATCTGTTACCGTGATATTGTCACCGATCAACTCAGTCGAATCCGCCTTAGAGTTAACAGCAGCTTTAACCTCATTAGCATCAGCAGCAGAGAATGTGTCTCCTGTCGATTTATCGGACCAGGTGATATCTGTTGCGTAGACGTAAACCGCTAACCAGAACGGAACTACAAGGACTAATCCCCAAAAAACCCCTTTCCGAAATTTCATTTTCACGGCTCCTGTGTCGCGGCAAACTCAGCTATCAATGCCTTGCCCGCCTTCTTGGTTTGGAAGTTATTGGAATTTAGACTGATCCAGAGCCTGAGAGTAGCATCGTCAACAGGTCGGTAGTTAAGCCCAGCCATGCCGTTGGTGAAGCGAACTATGTAACCCCCGACTACCTCAAAGACCTGACCATACTCCTGAATCTGCATCTGACGGTCTATCTCTCCGTCCTCATCGTACAGGGTCGAGTTAGGGAAAGTATCTGGCATCGGGTTGTCAAGCGCCCCTGCTTGCACTATGTCAGAGTATACTATCGCACCTTCAGCCTGACCGTGAGTCAGGAGCAAAGTCATGTACGCTTTGGTCAGTACGTCCTCAACCGGAGTCAGTATAAACTCAACCTCATCACTTGCTGAGTTGTAAGTTTTGGTCGGTTGCCCGTGAAACCATGAATCTGTCAGCACCAGATCAATCTTCTGGAGCAAGGTGTTCAGTGCGGTTTGGGTGTTAATCTTACCCAATGTTGTCGTGTATTTCATTCTTTTGTTTCCTTCCTTTGTAGGCTCAAACTGAGCCGGTAGTCGTGCTTCACGTTCCTCCGCTTAGTACCTCGCGACAGGATAGTTGGTCTACGTACCAGACCTCGCCGGATACGGTGTCGTTTTCAGCAACTACCACAAGGACTCTCTGAGCATCATCATTTTCAAAATCCCCGTAAAGCTCTACCCACTGATCGGTAAGTGTCGTAGACATTAATGTAGCGTATGATCCAGCGTTATTTCTCCAGCGCAACTTCAAGGTATCTACAGTTTGCCCACTTGGTAAGTAAACCCACACAGACTTCCTGTGAGGGGCAGTACCCCCTACTTCGCCACGGAGGCCGCAATTTGATCCGTCTAAAAATCTAAATGCAGCATATTCAGTAGTGTTTGTTTTGGTAACTTTCAACGAATAGCTGCCTGCGTGAGCTTGCTCATTACTAACTGACAATGTGGCATTAGAAACGCCAAGACTCACCCCATTCATCGTAGGCTCAGTCGCTCCATCCGCCATCGTCCCGCCTGTCACCAATTCGGGGCCGAGGTCGGCTGAGATGGGTTTGACTGATACGTCTTTGAAGTATATCGTTTCGCCAGAACTAAGCCCTGCTGTTTGGATAAAGCACCCTGTTGTATCGTAAGCGGTGAATCTGTGTATATACGCAACATATGACGTACTTGTAATTGTTTCTCCCTCAACATTTGCTGCACCATTCCATATCCTAACTGTAACAGAGCCGGTGTTTACCTTGGTATTTAAAACCACAACATACTCATTACCAACGGTCAAGTCGCCTGTAAGAGCTACTGAATCACGAAGCACCAATCTTGACCCGCTCGCGCTACCACCGACATCGTTATATGTTACGCTATAGCTACCATCATCTTCATCATCATCAGTGTTTGTTCCTTGTGCTTGCCATGTCGCTGAGGTTTGAGCATCAACCAACTCAGCCCCCAACACCACAAGCCTACCATCTATAGCCACGATCTGATCAAGCTGATCCTCATCATAGATAGCTAAGCCAGTATCCCCTATGAATATCTGGTTGTTCTCCCCAACTGTAGGCTCATCACATAAATAGATAGCCCCTCCATCCGTGCCCTGTGCCAGTGATTGGAACTCTGGCCCCCACGGTAGGCGGAAGTGGTTTGGTAGCTGCTTGGCAAGGGCAAAAGTATCGGCTTTGTAGCGTGGCGAAGTCCCGTCTTGATGGGTGCCTGACTCGTTTACTGCGTTGAAGCCATATATCGTTTCATCTGTTACCGCATCCACCCGATCAACAGACATTCCCTGCGAGAGAATGTAGGCGGAAGGGTTGTCGTAGTCGTCTGCTTGGATTATGCGTTTGAGGGAGACATTGTCTACAGTAAAAATAGGACTAGTGCCAGATGGATATAGTTGAAAATCTGCGCCAGTGGCAATAAACGTAAAAGTATACACATCTGCTGCCGTAATGGATGTACCTATCCAACTGGTACCATCACGGAAGTTAAGTTCGCCGCTAGTGTAGGCTGTTACCTCAACAGAAACAGTATACTCATGCCCGATTGTAAGTATACCTGCCTGCTTGGCTGTCCAATCTGTTGTGCCATCATTTGAGACAGCATTGCTTCCATATGTCCACCCACCTTCTAAAGACCATCCATCAGCATCCCCATCAAATCCACCATTCACTAGCAACTCAGCCGGTTCAACATGGTCAACCTTGGGATACAATTCTCTGGTTCCCCAACAGGTGCCTACAAAGCTCGTAGCGGTTCCGTGATTACCCCCTACGATATCCTCGACCATTGTCACGGTACTGGTATCTGTGAGATAATTCGTGTTCGGATGCCCTCCGACCATAGGCCAGTGGTGGATAAGGGTGCCTGCTGCGTTGTAGATTTTGATGTCGTGTAGCTCACCATCCCACCGGTCATTGCCTTGACGTTCTAACAAAGAATTAATAACAAAGTTATCTGTCACGCAGGTGGTATTATCAGTCCACCCTGTTATATTGTCGGTAACGGTCAGAGTCGTAGAACTTCTTTCAACAGTAATATCAAAACGATCTCCTTGCTCCCATACATCATCATCGTGGATTAGGGTATAACTGGTGCCACTGAATGAAACACCTACTCTGTCAACAGCCAAAAACCTTATAACATCGTCTGTACTATCAGAACGTCCTAGTATTACTCTTTGGTCTGTTGAGGCATCCCCCATCACACCAGTGGCCCTCATTGTAAAATCTGTAAGAGTAATATTACTATCAAGTGGTACATCTCCAGTACCATCCCCCTGCAAGCAAGGCATGTACATCGGGGTAAGGTCAGGTGCTATCGGGCCTGGGTACTGGGTGGCTATAGCAACACCAGAACCATCATAACCCTGACCGGCAGGGTAACGAGAGTCCTCAGTTATCTGTGTTACCTGCCCTGAGTCGATATACGTTGCAGAATCAGCTATAGAGAAGCCGATAAGGTTCGCCCGATTACTACCCGTTCCGTCTGTATGCTCAACTATCGGCCCACCTACAGGCCCGGAAGTCCAAACACAGTGATTGTCATTGCCTGAGATATCCCATTCTGTTTCAGACTCTTTGCATATCATCGCTAAGTCAGCAAACAGAACCCCTGCGTGGTATATCTTTAGATCCCATACATTGTCGCCACTGGCAATGGCAAGTTGTCCGTTTACGGTACAAGTCGGCTCGTCTGAACCAGTGCCAACGGTAAAGGTTGCAGAGGTTAGAAGTCCGGTTATCGCTCCATAAAGCGTACCATCTCCCTCTGCGGAGGTGCCTTTTACTTGGGGGTGGTCGTGGGTGCCAGTGTAGTTTTGCAACAGGGCGGTGGAGGTGGTTCGGCCTTTGTACCAAGCGATGATCTCATCCATGCTTGGCAATAAGCTATCCTCTAAGAAAGGTAAATTAAGCGGGTGACTAAACGGAAGACCTACCGCGACACCCCATGGTCTGTTTGCCATTTCGTCACCCTCCCTTGGTTTTATGCGCCGCTTGTTGTCCGGGCATGGCTAAAATAGATATAGTCAACGACAACATCTGTTGCTACGTCTGCGTCATCAGCACTGTTTCCGCTAATATACGGAATAAGTACCGCTGTTGTCGCAACTGCCAACGGATGGTTGGCAACAAGCGTCCCATCGACATAGAACAAGGCATTACCAGATGAGTCTATCGTGATACGAAGAACCGCATACGTATCAGCAGTCGGTCCAGTAGCGAGCGCCTCTTCCGCTGCGGAGGCGTAAATGGTGCCACCATTCTCAGAACAAATCTGCCATTTCGTCCCGGCTGTTGCATCGGTATCGAAAGCGAAACAGGCTGCATCATCAAGTGTCAGCCCGCCATCTGCAATAGTGCCGCTGTTGACCTTGTAGAGACCCCTCTCGGCGTCGGTAGCCAAAGTGTCCGAGAGTCCGAAGTTCCAGGATGTCCCGGTTAACTGGTCAAATGATACTCTGGTCTCAAAAACGATTGTTCCATCACTGACCAGGGCTCCTTGAGAGAGCAGAATCAGACTGAGAACCGAACCGTCGTTGGCTGCCCCCGCCCCTCCGGAGCCCATAAGGATTCGTCCTTCAGGCTTCCCCGCCTCTACTACTGCCGCTGTAGCGTCACTGTCGCTTCCAGCGAAAACGATCCAATCACCTCTTCCGGCTCCGGTTGTTGCCAGCGTCTCATAAGTGAAGTCATCAAAAACTTCAACAAGAGTAGTACGATCCACTGTGAGGGCCGCTGAGATCGCAGTTGAGATTGCTGCGGGTTGCGCAGCGTCATGTGCATACAGCTCGACAAAGTTAGAGTTAAGTTTTGCCAGTGTTGCACTCCAGTAAACTCCTGATCCTGATCCAATTGTTTCGATACCCATTTTGTTTCTCCTTTAAATTATTAACTGCTCAACTTCTTTGCTACACCATCCTTAGATCATCGTGCATCACTAAGCCATCTAGCATTACGAGCTTCCGTATTACATCTCCGGCTAAGGCACAGGTCAACTCCATCAGTCCTACCGCATTGGTGGTTGAGGGTTTGGTTATGGCTACCCTCGCTGGTGCGTAAAACGTTATCGTCGGCGTGAGTGCCGCGAACTGTAAAACCGTCCCGCTGCTGTCGTATAGAGCAGTCGTCTCCGTAGGGACCACTCCAGCGCCAGCGACCGCAACAATATCAGAGCCCAGTGTTCCATCGATCTGGAGCGTTATCGGCTTCTCAGCAGATGCAACTGCGGAGTAGGTGAACACATCTACTGCTAACTTCGTCTTCTCAATTAATTCTCTCATGCTGCCTCCTTATTATTTAGCTACCCACCCGGTGTTGCCGGTTCCTGCCTCTTTAACATACAAAGTCGTGTTCGTTCCTCCATCGGTCCGAACATATAAGGTTCCTACTGGAGCGGTTACTGCCGCCTCTGGCGTCGCTGCACCTATCCTGACAAAATCAAGAGCCTCATCATGATTAGCAATTACCGCAACAATTTTCTCCAATTCTTCCTGAATATACCGAGTCTGCTCCGGGGTAAAAACGCCAGCGGACAATACGCCTTTATCATATCTGCCCCCCTTAGCACTGACTCGTACCGTTTTCACCAGATACCTCCGTCTTCCCACTCGATGTCGAAAGAGTCTAGCTGCCACTCATACGCAGATGCATCATTCTCAAGTTTTATAGCCATATACCTACGGTCAACCAGCATATCCGCTCTCAAGTCTGTGCCGATTACGTATTCTACTGTTGAATCGTAGGTCGGCGTAGCATAAGCGTTGTCATCTGTCCCGCCAACGCTTATCCTGATAGTCGATCCTTCAGTTCCCGTTATGCGGGGTCGTATACCTTTTATAAGAGTTCGGCGCTCTGCTGCCCCAAAAATGAGCCCGGCTCGTTCAAGATATGAACTGAATCCGGTTGACCCTCCCAGGGTAAACGGGAGGATATACGGAAACGAGGAGGAAGAGTCTGTATCCTCTCCTCCAGCGTCCAGCATATACAGTTCATCATTTGCTGAAGCCATTAAAGACCGAATGTTACCTGGCACATTAGCCGCCTCATTCCACCGTGTAGTATCCTCAGCCCACGTCTCGGTGTCATCACTCCACGGGTCTGTTGTCGCTTCGTCTACCTGTCCGTAAGCGCCGTGGTAGATATCTGGCAGGGCTTTTAATGATACTGTCTTATCCCGATAGTTCCAGACTACTGCCTTATCGCAGGAGGTTTTTCCTACTGATGGGTAGCCAACCCATATCTCGTTGAAAAACGGATTTTTCATTACGAAACAGACATTTCTCGCATCCGAGTCTATATCTCTGAAGACGTCTCTGCGGACCTGTTTATCTAGAATCGGTACTGCGGTGTTGCCATCGTGAACAAGCATATCGTTATCCGTTAAAACGAAGTGATAACCGTCAAATTCGACAACACAGTTTCGATTCATAATGCCAGAGGTTCCGAGCATCTTTTTAAAAGAAAACACAAAGGGCCCGCCGATATAATTCATTATCCAGATCGACCCTTCACGATAGATGATGAACGAATCCCGAAGCGGTAGCCCGTCTATAATAATGCCAGACCCTTCTGCCAGATCCGTCTGCCCCGCGTCAACGGTCTCATCCGTATGGTCCCATGAGGTAGGTACTGCGCCCGGAACTGCTGGATGCGACCATTTCACCATATATGGATAGTTCGTACCACTTACCGTGACGTTCATGGCAACAAGAAACTGCTTATATACTCGCATTGACTTACAGGTGGTTGCCGCAGGCCAGTTGGACAGATCCTCAAAATCGCTGGTAATATCGGTACTCCATTGCTGTGGGTCATCAGTGCCATTATTCAGTATTGGGATACCGCCTAAAACGCCCCCGGTCCATGAATTGGGAGACCCCGTGTAGGATGACGCCATCACTAAATCGTCATCCATTACCAAATCGTCCAACATTACTAATGGGGTTGGCGATAGCTCAGTATGTGTTACCCCTGCACCAGTCAGCGCTACACCATAGATGGACGCTGCCCCCGCGTATACCCAGTAGGGGGTCGTTTCTATCACCAGAGGCAAGAGGAAATAGGGGGTGATGCTGGGGGACTCATACACCGCCCCGTATCCGTAGAACTGAGCAGCGTAGCCGTCTAGAAACCGCATATTCTCAGCATTAGACCAGGTAAACTCGGCTGCATCCCCTACTGGAAGCTCCACGGGAGATATATCTTTGTTAACACCTCCCGCTCCCGCCCTGATTATACGTGTTATCGCCATATTATAGCCGCTTTTTCACTTCTTCTCGCATCCAAATAAGCATGCGATTTTGTTTGTTACAGATGTCTCGTAGCCCAATGATGGCTTGTTTTGCTGTAGCTAAATTCGTTACATCTGCGGGAAGCTGAGAGTCCACGTAAGCATCAGCTTGTGCTACCGTAATAGTTGCAAACCCGGAGGTTTGGTACTCAGTCTCAGTACTCGCTTGTTCTGCTGCTGCTTCGTCTACTACATCCTGTTTTGCCTGGACTATAGCGTCTATTTCTATCTGACTCTTTCGAACTACCGAAGGATTACTGCTGCCTGGAGTGCCGTCCCACGATATTTCATAAAATTCGGCGCTATCCCGTTTCACCACGTTATCAACAAAATTCGACACCCCTGTAGGAATATCGACTATAACCCCGGGTTGTGCTAGGTGAATAGCCTCCGTCGGGGTAGCGTCTTTATAGAAAATCTCAGTAATCATTATCTCACCTTTAAAATTGGCACAGTCACAGACCACGAAGTGCTTGCATCGTTCACAGAATACTTTATCAACCCTGTATTTATAAACCAAGCGTTGCCTCTGGGGCCGACATACTCGTTGGCTGCCGCCGAGCCGGAGTCATACGTCGCCAATGTAATCTCTGCCCACACATCCCCCGTCCTCTCCGCAAAATATATGTCATCATACGTTTGGGTGGATGCGTCAATTGCATAAGGAATCCACGCTTTAGCACAACTTGGAACTTGAGAAGATACATCTAAATTTGTCCACGACGTAGCGTTTAGCCCGGTAGCAAGAGCAGTCATCTCCGATGGGTCGAAGTAAACCGTTCCTTCTTCCCCCATCTCCATCGCAACAACATTTCCTGAAGAATCAGTCCAGATACAGCCGAGAACACAGTATTTGGAATATGTCGCATATTCACTCGCGCTAGAATACGCAGTACCATCGGCAAGCGCTCCAACCGCTACAGAGTTGTCCGAGTCCTTGATCATCGCATAGATGAGATAGCATGTATCTGAAGCTATCGCAGTGCTGTCCAACATGATACCGTTATCAGTACCGAAGTTCTTGTCGGTTTCTCTAGCTGAGGCTGCACCTACCTGTGCCCTCATAGCTCCAGTGCTATCGATAAACCACCCTGCTGAGACATCGATATCCGTAGTAGGGGTGCTTGAGTTATTGGATATAATCGCCCCAGATACCGAACTGGGTATCCCTCCGATATACGCCCAAGACCTGCTCCCCGCTGCCGTACTCGACAACACCATTCCGTCACTCGCAGGATTTCCTAGAGAATTTTCTTTCAAATTGTCTGCTGTAGTAGCAAAAGCGGTTGTAGCGATTTGAGTAGTATCAGTCCCTGGAGACGCTGTAGGGGCAAGAGGCGCTCCTGTAAGTGTTGGAGACGCCAGATCAGCTTTAAGATTAGCCTCAGTCGTTACAAAAGCAGTGGTCGCTATCTGTGTAGTGCTAGTGTCCGGCACAGCGGTAGGTGCTACCGGGACTCCGGTAAATGTCGGAGAGACAATAGTAGAGAACTTAGCATCACACTCTGCCTCGGTATATGCGTCTGCCCAAGAGGTAATGTTGCCGTCATTGGTCAGAAATTTCCCTGAATTACCAGAAACCGGAGGATACGCTTGAGCAACAAACGAAGCATCGACATACGCCGTTGTAGCTATTGCCGTACTGTTATCCGCAGGAGACTGCGTGGGTGCTGTCGGGGTTCCGGTAAGTGGTGTATCCACACCGCTGAGCTGCCCGTGAGTAAGCGTCACCGCTCCGGCTACGTTGGGAAAAGACGCCTTTATTGCAGCCTTTATCAGCCGGAGATGGTCATCTCCCTGCGACTTGAGATCCCCTGAAGTGGGGTTGGTCGCTACCAGGCTGTTAATATATGTTCCTGTTTCAAGTGCCATCCTTATGCTCCATTAAGGCGTATCAGCCGCCGGGTTACTTATGCTTCGTGGTGAGTCTGACCACTGCGCTTCACGGTTTACGTCGTCTATACGCATAATCTCTTCGTCATAAAGGGCTTTCCAGAGTCCGAGCCGCTTATCTGACTGAATGTAGGGGGTGGCCTCCACCATAGCCGCGTAAACATACGTGTTGGGAAATTCGGTCAGAATATCGTCTGTAGCGCTATCACCAGTAAACGCCGCCAACCTTCTTCGATAGACACAGGTGAGGGTTACACTCGCTACCGGAGTAGGCGCCAGCTCCGCCAAAGACGAGCTTACGATGGCATAATACCGAGGAACTTCCTTTCCCCAACTGTTATTCTCATTAAACGTGGTATTTTGCTCCAAGGTCTGTTGTTTAAGCGTTCGATAACCGCTCGAATAAGGCACCTGAAGTCGTATCATATGCAGAAAATCGGAAGGTAGTGTGATATCAGCCACATTCACTATCGCCTCGATAGACGATTTTCCGTTCATCGTAATATGCCGGATATCGTGATTCAGCCGCGCCTGCGCCAACGTGACGAAATTCGGGATCATTGCGGTAAGGTCTGATCGGTGAAGGTATCCAGCTAATAAGGTTTTCAGCTCACCATACGTCATAATCAGAGTCTCCCGTGGGCAGTTCGCAGCTTACGATAATCAGGGTCATTCAACATTTTAAGCAAATCTTTGCTCGGACACGTATAGAGATTCAGTCCCTTTTCCCGCATCCATTTTTCAGCGAGGATAGTGGGGATAGCCGCTACTTTAGTGCCAAGGCCCTCACTTTCATTGAGCTTAGACGCTTTAGCGTTTTTGGAGTTGAGAACTGCCGTATTGTGTCGAATAACCGGCTCAACATCCTGCACCGCTCGAATGGTTATCCTGCCGTCTTTATGTGTAAACCATTGAGTAGTTATCCCCGTAACGGGATTGTGCTCCTCACTCGTTAAAATCATCTAGCTTTTTCCCCATAGCTTTAAATTCTTTTTCAGTAGTGGCTCCGGCCTCAATAGCCCGGTTCAGTCTGCGAAGCTGTTTGTTGAACTTACCTTCAGCCATTGCTTTGGTCTTACTGTCCTTCTTGGCCCGGTTCTTCGCTCGGGCCTCAAGGATCGGCAGCCTCATTTCCTGTAATTCAGTCATGTACTAAAAGGTGCCGGGTCTCCCCGGCACCCCTCCTTGTCGGATTGATCTTAGGTGGTGAGATCGGCTATATTAGCGTGAGCCTTCTCATTACAGACCTCAAGGGTCCATTCCCAGATGATCTGCTTCTTCATCGAGTCACCCGCTTTCGCCAGGTCAAACGAATGCGCTGGCCTCAGTTCAGCGACCTTCAGATACTCAGGACTGATAAGAAATGTGGTGTTTGCCAAACAGAGACGGTTCGGTATAATCTTAACCGTGTGAAAATCTCCTACATAAACATCAATGGTGTTAACCAGCTTCTTGTTGTCTGTGTTGACATACCGCTCATCGGCACCGGTAAACCCTGAAATAACAACTTTACTCGCTGAAGTGGTGACACAGTTAATTGTCTCCCCACTGTCACCGTTGTCGTATACATCCATCAACGCATCCTGAAGAATAGCCTCAGTAAGCGCCCGGTTAGATCCCGCATAATCAGAAACATCAGCGCCATTTCCGGCAACTGCTGAAGACCCAGAAGCGGCAAAATTGTTATTGGTTACGAGGTAAGAGTCCAAAGACCCCATCTCTCTAGCGTGAGTAGTGTCTCCCGCCACTTTAGCGTTTGACACCCCTATGATAGCCAGCTCACCGTCTTTTTTGAGAGCTTTCATCCTGCGAGCCATCTGATACGCCATTTCTGACTTAATTCCACCACCTTTCAATACCTTCTCCTGGGTACCTGAAACGGTAGCATTTTTACTCATAATCTGGGTGTAGTTGCTCAGACGCGAACGATCAGCGATCTCAACTGGTACCATATCGCCGCCCTCGAGCATCGCATTAGCTGCAGCGGCTTCGAGAGAGTCATTTACCCAATCATGGGCAGTTGCGGTGGCTTTCGTCCTACCACACATAGTCAATACCGGAGTATCGGTGGGCGAAACATCCCAAAGCATGTCTCCAAGATCCTCTCGGTTAGTCCCTGTTGATATTGGCTCGTCGTAAGTATTACGAGCGTATGTCGCCATTGCCATTTTACGTTCTCCTTATATCATATCCTCAAGGGCGGAAGCGATGCTTTGAACGCTCCCCCCTTCGGTTTTAATTCGTAGTTTTTTAGCCGCCGCCTTTTTCTTGTTAACTGAAGACTTGGTTACTTTATCGCTCCCGGACTTTATCACTCGGGGGACTTTCTTCAGACGTTTTTTAAGCGGACTGTCAGACTTGACAGCAGACCCCTTAATAGCGTCCAGCATGACCCGGATGATTCGGTGATCGTTAACCTTCATCATCTCGTCTTCAGTAAAACCGTAGGCATCTATAACGGCGTCCTTCATCGCTGAATACTCTTTAGCCGCAACTTTTTCGTCGATCCAGGTTGGCAAATGCTCATACAGCTTTTCGGTCTGCTCCTCTACGTAGGTTGCCATTCGGTCCTTCGCTTGGTTAGCAGCGTCTTGCTGTTGCTCCTGTAGTACACGTTGTATGTTGGCCTTGACGTTCTTGATGAATGTTCCTTCGTTGGCTATCTCCTGTTGGATAGCCGCCCACTCATCAGGCTTGGTTGCCCGGAGCTGATTTAGCTGCTCGGGACTATATCGAGAGGTCAATTGCTGTTCCAGGTGGCTCACCAAGGCAACGGCATCAGTCATTGTCGCGTTTAGTCGCCCTAGTTCAGCAGTCTTGGTCTCCTGAAATTCTCGTCTCTCCTCCGCGTCCTTCTGGGACTTCTTACGGATGTGGCTTTCGAACTGAAAAGAATCGACCATCTCTTTCAATGGCACAAAACTCTCTTCCTTGTCAATTTTCACCTTAAACTGAAGTTCCCCCTCTTCAGAGAGTTGTACTCCGTTTTCGTCGAGGCCCAGGATCTCCGTTAACTGTTCCTCGGAGAGTTCAATCTCATCAGACTCTTCTTCATTTTCGGACTCATCATCTTCGGAGTCTTCATTATCGGAATCTTCTCCAACATCTTTCTCATCCTCAGACTCTTCTGATCCATCAGACTCCTCGTCTTCATTGGCTCCCTCCTCTACAACAGCTTCCGTGGTTTCCTCAACAGGGGCTTCAGCGGTACTTCCATCATCACTCAATAAGGTTTCGAGTTGAGCCAGTACTGCGTCATCTCCGCTTACCTCTTGGGTGTCAGCGGTAGATGTCAGTAGTGCCTCGTCTTTTCCTTCTGCCATGGTTTAATACTCCTCAGTTTCTATTACGTGTTTATCCATGGCAGCGTTGTTTATATGCTCCTGGATGTTTTCCTTAATGGTTCGCAACACCTGCAAACCAATCATTATACCGTCTTGAGTCGCCCTGTCGGTGGGTCCGATCTCAAGTTGTTGTACGAAATCTTCCCGCGTCTTCTCGAAAGCGGCGAGCAGTACTGGATGCTTTAAGAGATAATCAGCGTCCATTGCGTCAAGTTCTGCCTGATCAGCCATTCATCTCTCCTTTAAAATCGTCCTGGGCAGCCTGGAGTTCTGGCATATTCTCCTTCTCCAACTTGGTTTGCTCCAGCTCGCTGTCGATCAGGATTTTAAAATCCTTGCTGACAAGCTCGTGCTCCCTGAGAATGTATTCTCGATCTTCTTTACGGATTTTGGCCTGAAGTGCGTAGACTTTCTCCTGCATCTTGGCTTGATCGTCGCCATATTTGCGCTTGATATCCGCCATACCCTGCTCATACTTGAGCTTGGCCTTCTCACGCTCTACCTGGTTAAACTCCTTCTGCACCTCGACCATCGGGTCGGGCTGCGGAGGCGGAGGCGGACCGAGTTTACCTGGGTCAGTAAAGAAGTTCTCTGGGTTATGTAAACCAACCGCTTCAACAAACTTGGCTCGGGCGTTATAGGCGTTTGTCTCTGAGACAAGCCGCGCACCCCCTGGAGCCATCTGGTCCTGCCGCTGCATACCGATAACTTTCTCCAAGCCCATGGTCTGCGCCTGCTTGTTGCCGGAACCAAGGCCGACAGTAACGGTCATATCGTCGCGTTCTCGCCATGATGTAGGGTCTACCTGAATCCACTCGCCCTGCTGCTTCATCTGGTAGGCTTTGTCCTGGTGCCGGGTGAGCAGCGCGTGTATTTTCAGCATAAGCGGTTTCATGCCTGATTCGGCAAAAACGCGGGCTAATGCTTCCATTCTCTGGTTGGCTTGCTCTAAAGCACCCATATAAGCGCCGTCAGTGACCCGTGACAGTGCGTCAGCGTCTAAACCCATAGTTCCCTTCTC